CCCGTGGTGCCAAGAAAAACAATGGGTATTAATTGGTAGATATGCTGGCGCTAGGTTCAAGCTTGGCGACGATGCAGAGTGCCGTATTATTAACGATGACGAAGTCATTGCAACTATAGAAGACCCTGACGATATCGTTAGTGTCTAAACATGAGAGGAAATCATGCAAGAAAATGAAGCAATACAGACTGAGGAACAAGAGCCTACCGAAGTCGTAGAACTTGAGGAAGAGGTAAAAGAATCCGAATCTGAACAGTCAGCCGCTCCTATCGAAGACATCTCTGAAGAAGAGACAAAAGCTGATGCGGAGCAAGACGAGTTGGAGGATTACTCCAAGAATGTTCAGAAAAGAATCTCTACTTTGACCAAAAAAATGCGCGAACAAGAACGCGCGGCTCAATCGGCATACGAATACGCAAAAAACTTACAAGCTGAAAATGAAGCTTTGAAGAAAAATACGTCAACGTATGCAGAAAATTACCAATCAGAGGCTGAAAACAGATTAAAAGCTCAAAGGGCGCAAGCCAACGCAGTTTTAAAATCTGCTTATCAAGACCAAGATTGGGACAAAGTAACAAAAGCTCAAGACATTCTTGACAAGATAACTGTCGAAGAAAGTAAATTAGCTAACACTAAGTTGTCTATCGAGCCTACTACTGAGTATCAACAAACTCAGATACCGCAAGGCTTTCAACAACCTCAAGCCACACCTGATCCCGATCCAGCCGCTGAAGACTGGGCTAGTAAGAACGAGTGGTTTGGTGAAGATGAGGCTATGACTTTAGTAGCATTTAACATACATAGAAGATTGGTAGAGGAAGAAGGGTTTGATACAAACGACCCAACATACTATACTGAAATCGATAAACGTATAAGAGCTGAGTTTCCACATAAATTTAACGGTGTGGAAGAGGCCGAGCCAAAGGGCAAAATACAGCAAACTGTAGCGCCCGCTGGTAGAAGCGAAAGCTCTGGACGCAAACGACAAGTGAGGCTAACTAAAGCCGAAGTCGAAATGGCACGTCGTTTGAATGTACCGTTACAAGAATATGCTAAACACGTAAAAAGGTAGACAAATGACAAAAGAAACAGAATTAAACGAATCAATTGATGCTCAAGCATCTACTGAAAACAGAACACCACGTTCTGCTGAAACTCGAGCGAAAGATACTGCTCGCAAACCTTGGCGTCGTCCATCAATGTTGGAAACCCCTGATGCACCTGAAGGATATGAATACAGGTGGATAAGAGCTGAAATCGTTGGACAGGAAGATAAGAAAAATGTAACTGCTAGGCTAAGAGAAGGTTTCGACCTTGTCAGAGCTGAAGAGTTAGATGGCTTTGAAATTCCTACGCTTGACGATGGAAAGCACTCAGGAGTAGTTTCCGTGGGTGGTTTGCTTTTGGCCAAGATTCCTACAGAAACGCGAAATGAAAGAAACGCCTACTTTTCAGACCGCGCACAACTGCAACAAGACGCAGTTGACCATGACTTGATGAAGGAATCTGATCCAAGCTCTCCGATCTTACGACCAGAGAGAAAAACAAGCGTAACTTTTGGTGGTGGTAATCGTGATTGATTATCACTGTAATTAATTAACTGACTGAATAAGGAAAACTTATTATGGCAAATAAAGATGCACCTTTCGGGTTTCGTTCAGTAGGCAAAAAAGGCGGTGGCGTTGCTAATGGCGGCGTTACTGAATACGAGATTGCTTCGGGCGCGACTGGAAATATCTTTTCGGGCGACCCAGTTAAGATGTTGAACACAGGTACTATTTTAGTAGCTGGTGCTGCAACAACTTTATTGGGGATATTCAGAGGTTGTAAGTTTACAAATAGTTCTGGTGAAGTAATTTTTTCATCACACTATCCAACACAAACTACATCTTCGGATATCGTTGCATTTGTTGAGGATGATCCTGACACACTTTTCGAAGTGCAATGCACAGGATCTTTAGCTCAGACAGCTGTAGGTAACAACGTAGAGTTGGCTTACACTTCTGGGTCTACAAAAACTGGTATGTCTGCGGCAGAAATTTCTTCTACCACAGCGGCTACTACTGCTCAGTTTAGAATCGTAGGATTCTCTACTGATCCATCTAATAGCACTACTGGATCTGCAAACGTAAATGCAATCGTATATATTAATGAGCATTTCTATACCACAGTAACGGGAGTTTAATAATGGCAATAAATAGAGCGCAATTAGCGAAAGAACTAGAGCCTGGATTGAACGCCCTTTTTGGGTTGGAATACTCCAGGTATGAAGCTGAACACGCTGAAATTTTTGATACTGAATCTTCTGATAGAGCGTTTGAAGAAGAAGTTCTAATTTCAGGTTTCGGTAATGCTGAAGTAAAAGCTGAAGGTACAGGCGTTAGATTTGATAACGCTTCTGAAGGCTACACTTCACGTTACACTCACGAAACAGTTGCTTTGGCTTTTGCATTAACAGAAGAAGCTGTTGAAGATAATCTCTATGACAGACTTGGTGCTAGATACACTAAGGCGTTAGCGAGATCTATGGCTAATACTAAGCAAATTAAGGCTGCTGCTGTATTGAACAATGCGTTCTCTACCGCAGGAGGCGATGGTAAAGTCCTAATTGCTACTGATCACCCTCTTAGTGGTGGTGGTACACTAGCAAACAGAGCTACAACTATGGCTGACCTTAATGAGACTTCATTGGAAGATGCTTTGATTTCAATATCAACATTTACTGATGACAGAGGCTTAACAATTGCTTTGAGAGGAATGAAACTAATTGTTCCACCTCAACTTCAATTCGTAGCTGACAGACTACTCAGTTCTCCAGGAAGAGTTGGTACTTCTGACAATGACATCAACGCAATCAGAAACACAGGAATGTTGCCTGATGGTTATGTAGTAAACCACTACTTAACTGATACAGACGCTTTCTTCATCAAAACTGATTGTCCTGATGGATTTAAGCACTTTGAAAGATCACCTCTTTCAACTGCACTAGAAGGCGACTTTGATACTGGAAACATGAGGTACAAAGCTAGAGAAAGATATTCATTTGGATATTCTAACTTTAGGGCTGTATTTGGTTCTCAAGGAGCTTAACGGCAGATAGTAGTCACCGTCACCCGACTACTAGGAAAGGGGGATGCTTCGGCATCCCCTTTTTTTTACTTTATTTCTTAAAAAAATGGATATATGATAGAAAAGTGTTTAATTAGCTTAATGAGGGCTGCGTGCAGTTTCCATTAATACAAATATAAGGAGTTCATAATGGCTAATCCACATTTTCAAAACTTAATACTATGGGCGGGTAATACTGAAGCTACCAAGCATAAGAAAAACCAACCCATGTTCGTTCCATACCCATCAGATCAAACGTACTACATGTACCAAAATGATTTTTTCACTTACAACTCTGGTGATTGGACTATAACAACTACAGAGGCTGGTAGCGGTAATGCTTCAGAGGCTGTTACATCATCAGCTGGCGGAGCTTTGTTAATTACAAACGACGATGCTGATAACGACTTAGACTTTTTACAACTAAAAGGAGAAGGTTTTAAGTTAAGTACAAGCAAAAATGCTTACTTTTCAGCTAGATTCAAAGTAAATGACGTTGATCAGTCTGATTTTGTTATGGGTCTTGGTATTACAGATACCACACCACTTGATACTACTGATGGAGTTTTCTTCATATCAGCAGACGGTGATGCAGGTCTTGATTTCTTAGTAGAAAAAGACAATACAAACACTACGACTGAAGACGTTGCGACTATGGCAGACGACACATTTATTACTACTACTTTCTTTATAGATAAAAATGCTTCAAAAGTTTTCTACTCTATAGATAACGCTGATCCAGTAGGAGTAGTGAATACCAATTTACCTGATGATGAAGAATTAACAATCTCATTCGGTATTCAAAATGGTGAAGCTTCTGCTCAAACTATGACAATTGACTACGTAGTTGCAGCAGTAGAAAGATAAAGGAGGCTAATAATGGCTGATACAGTAACTTCCCAAACTATACAGGATGGTGAAAGAGTTGCTATTCTAAAATTCACTAATGAATCCGATGGCACAGGCGAATCATCCGTAAAAAAAGTAGATGTATCTGCTTTGTCTGCTAACAATGCAGGTTCAGCTTGCACAAGTGTATCTATAGCTAGAATTTATTGGGCAACTAGAGGTATGGGCGTTGATATAGAATTTGACGCATCAACCAATGTTTTGGCAATACCTTTACCTGCTGATAGTACAGGCGATGAATACTATGATGATAGATTTAGCGGTATACCGAATAATGCTGGATCAGGAGTAACTGGTGATATTGACTTTACTACTGTAGGTCATTCTAGTGGAGATGCCTATTCTATAATTCTTATACTCAATAAAAATTATTAATGGCTGAATACAGGGGCAAAAAGGTAACTCTGAACAAACCAAGGAGAATCTCTAAGGGTTCTCCTGGGTTCGGTAAGAAAACTAGAGAAGTTTTTGTTAGAGTTCCCTCCTCTGGAAAAATTAAACGGGTAACTTTTGGCGACCCAAAATTAGGCGCACATCCTAGCAATCCTAAAAAAAGAAAAGCTTACTGCGCTCGCAGTAAAAATCTAGGAGACGATAGGACTAAAGCAAATTATTGGTCAAGAAGACAATGGAGATGCTAAATGGCAAAAGCTAAAAGTGGAGGTAAAATATGTCCAGCTGGCAAAGCTTGGGCAAAACGTACTTTTGATACATATCCTTCTGCCTATGCAAATATGGCCGCATCCAAATATTGTAAAGATCCAAACTATGCAAAAGGCTCTAAGAAAAAGAAAAGAGTAAAAAAAGCTGGGGGAGGATTGGTATTTAACGTAAGAGGACAAGGCAGAGTAATGCCAAATAGGTTGAGATAATGGGACAACTTAAACAATGGCGAGAACAAAACTGGGTAAGAATAGGTACAGATGGCTCTATTAAGGGACCGTGTGGAACCAGTAAAAATAAAAAGAATCCAGATAGATGTTTGCCAAAAGCCAAAGCTCAAAGTCTCTCTAAGGCAGAACGTGCCAAAACTGCACGTAAGAAAAAAGCTGCGGGTGCAAAAGGCAAAACCGTAGTAGCAAATACAAAAAAAGCAAGAGTTTCTGTAAGCAGAGGAGGAGAAATGCTAAAAAACAAATCAAAAGCTGATCTTAACAAAGACGGCAATATATCTTCGTACGAGAGAAAAAGAGGTATGGCTATTGAAAAAGCTATGTCTCAACAGAATCGCGTGAAGAAGAAAAACGGTGGATTCATAGCAAAAGGCTGTGGTAAAGTTATGAACAATCGTCGTAAAGTTACGACAATATCTTAGGAGATAATTATGCCAGCAAAAAAAGCAGCAGATAAAAAAATGGATGCCAAAATGAAGGCTAGACAAAATGCAAAGGTAAGACCTGATGAGCCTGTAGAGGAAACAAGGATTTACTTAAACATGCCTAAGAAAAAGGCAGCTCCAAAAAAGAAAGCACCTGCTAAAAAGAAAACTACTAAAAAATAGAGGTACACTATGTTTAAAAGAACAAAAGGGTATGCAGCTGGAGGAATGATAAAATCCAAAGGCATGAAAAAAGGCGGTCCTATGAAATCCAAAGGGATGAAAAAGGGCGGACCAATGAAATCTAAGGGTATGAAGAAGGGCGGACCTATGAAGTCGAAAGGCATGAAAAAAGGTGGTCCTATGAAATCTAAGGGTTACAAAAAGGGTGGCAAAGTGATGAAATCAAAAGGATATGCTAGGGGTGGCAAGGTGATGAAATCTAAAGGCTATAAGAGAGGCGGTAAAGTAAAAAAAAGTAAGTAGTGGCTTACTTACAAAGCAACATCCCACATTTCAAATGCTGGGTCAGAAAAGAATATACGCATAATCACGAAAAATATCACGGTGAGTTTCTTCATGCTATGGCAGTTGCTGTCACAACGATGCCTTGTCGTTGTTTGAGCTTTCAAGTAATTTTTACAGGCATAGAAGCGGAAGGAGAAGAAGAAGACAACATACATGGTGGCGCTATGTGGGCCAGGATGCCAATAACAGCGCTTGTAGGCGATACTCCTTTTGAAGAATGGCCAGAACCTATGGCAGTTCACGATGCACAGCCTTGGGATTGTTCCTCACACCATCATGCCGTTTACGTATTAGATAGAGCCACTCCTTGTCCTTGGCTTGCTAAAATAGATGGTAATTTTTACCCAGCTAAATATATGTTTACTGTTGATTATGCTGAAAATGAGATAGCTGATGATCCTGCCCAACATAAACAAAGTCATGTTTTAGAGCTAT